AGTTTTTAATTGTGCCCGTGTAAACCTCAGCCAGCAGCTGGTCGATTACGTTTACAAGGTCATAGCAACCAGAACAGTCTGGGTCCCCGTCACAGTCATCGTCATCCTGCAGGTTTTGTATCCATTCGTATGGAACAAACCCGAGACCATGGCGGACGGTGTTCCGCTGCATGTACTCCCAGTTGGGCTCCTTTTCCTTGCAACGAATTGGCACCCAGACAGTATCTGTCTCTGTGTCGATCACACGACGGTACCAGTACCAGACAGCCTTATACTTACCCTCGTCATCCTGTACTTCCTTGGAGTACGTATACTGTACTGTCAGCTTGGTGGGCTCTGTGTATCCCCGACCAACAAACTCCGGGGTAGTCCACCTGGGATCGAGTGCCTCAAACGTGCACTTCCCGTTGATGAACCGGAAGCCAATACAGGCGGCGCCCATAGCGCCGCCGTAGTTACGTGCCTGGATCATTGCAGGCCAGAACCCTCCATACTGGATGATGGCCTGCAGATAGTCCTCCGTCTTTTGGTCCCCCGGAACAGTCATTCTGGGCTGCTTCCTGTTAGAGAACAGGAGCCCGGTGAATCGAGAGACGATGTTCCTGATAATGCCGAGGGGAGCTACCGGCCTGCGGAAGCTCCTCGGCAGGTCGGAGACATTGTCGTACCCAGGAGGGGTGTAGTGCGTCCGGCTGACTGTATCTCTTTGCTGGGACGTGACTACTGGATGTCCTTCCCAGTCAATTCCCTTCCCATCGTGCTCCGCTACACGGAAGTAGCTCCACAGTTCGTTAAGCTGGAGCTGCCTCTTGGACAGCTTCATGTGCTTAGAACCTGTGTCTAGGATCTCGTCTGCGGTCCCGTTGAACCCGGCGCGGGCGCTGTCGGGGTCTCTCTGTACAGTCATGCTGCCAGACTAACGCAAAATCGCGTCGATGTCTTAGCTTTACCTGCTCATTTGGTCTAGGATCGGTACATATGAGCAGGGAACCTACGGACAGGCAGCTAGAGCTAGTACGCCTAGTCTATACATACTGTGCGCAGCATGGGTACCCCCCATCTAAGCGTGAGTTGGCCGTACTCTTGTCCCTTCGGAGCACAAATGGCGTCTCTGACATGCTTCTAGCTGCCCAAAAGAAGGGTCTGCTGGAGCTTACACCATACATCTCACGGGGAATTAGCATCACTGTACTCGGGCGGAAGGCCATTGGAGTCGAGCAGTGAAGGCACGCTATTCCCCCACTTGGATGAGCCGCAAGACGCCCCCCATCGCTGCAGCAGAGGCACAGGTTACCGCCCCAGAAGGCCCGCCCAACAAGCGCGGCAAGGGTGGCAGGCCCACGACAGGGCAGCTCGCAGAACAGGGGGAACTCACAGGAGCTAAGGCAGCCCTGAAGGACGTGCAAGAGGCGCAGCCATCGCAGTTCCAAATGCGCCCAAGCCAGAGAAATTGGGCCAGGGAGTACGACCGTGAGGAGAGGCTCGTAGAGCAGGAAGAAGCCGAGGCCATCCTCAGTGCTCGAAAGGAGAGGTTGTCTGCCCTGGAGGAGCAGACAACCGTTCTACGGGCTAACCGGAAGATCGCCTTGGGCTTCTCCGGGACTGCCATGCACCTGCTCAAGTCCATGCGCAGGGCTGCAGAGGAGCTAGATAAGCGTCTGGCAGACGGGATTGAGGACATGACCCTCAAGGACCTGCAGTCTGTGATTCAGACTACAGGGACTACTGTAGCTAAGGCACAGTCCGCAGTTGAGGCCATGGTGAAGACAGAGCGGTATGTCATGCGGCATCCTCTAGATCTCACAGAGGAGGAGCAAGACGATCTTGAGGAGCTCGATGCCGACGGGGCAAAGATGATCCTAGAGAACCTATCTAAGTCTATTCACCACATTTCCAAGAAGTTCGCACGGGAGCGGCCGATTGATGTCCCGGCAGATTCTGTCGAGGTTGTAAGCGATGAGTCTCATTCTTGATCCAGCTGTCATAGAGGAAATTGCCAAGGAAGACCCTGAGTATGCTGCACAGCTAGCTAGGGAGTACCGCAAGGCAATGATTGTCCTGGCTAGGAAGGACCCCAGCTGGTTCTGTGCCTACGTACTCAAGAATGAGCAAGACGGCTCACAGATCTTCCAAGCTCCAGAGCATGAGGCTATCCACAAGAAGATTCTGGAGTGCCAGAGAACGGTAATCTGGACCTACCCATCAATGGGCAAAGCTCTGCCTGTAGATACGCCTATTCCGACCCCGCAGGGTTGGAAGCGTATGGGTGATATCCAGACAGGCGACACTGTTTATGCCTCTACTGGGCGTACAGCCATAGTTACAGATGCGCTTCCTATTCAGCAGGGGCGACCTGTCTACCGTATCACATTCGATGACCATACAAGCGTTCTCGCGGATGCGGAGCACAACTGGCTGGCCACGAATGTTGTTGACCGCCATCAACACCGCGGATGCAGAGTCGTAACAACTCAACAGATGGTGGACGGTCCGCTTGTCAAGGATGGGAAGAGGGTCTGGGCTATCCCTGTTTCTGGGGCTGTCCAGTACCCCCACAAAGAGCTGTCTATTCACCCATATGTACTTGGTGCGTGGCTAGGCGACGGGGAAAGCAAGCGTCCTTGGCTAACCTTCCATGGCGATGATAGGGAGGTCTACGACCGCTGTATCGCGCTCGAAGGAGGCCCAGGTACTCCGCAGTCCATACCAGGGCGGGAACATCTATTCCGCGGCTGCATTGGCGATAAAGACTTCTGGCGCCGCCTGCAGAGCCTCGGGGTTACGGGCAAGAAGGGGAGCAAGTTCATCCCACCCGAGTATCTACTTGGCTCCGAACAGCAGCGTCGCGAGTTGCTAATGGGCCTACTGGATACCGATGGCTGGATCTCTACAAATGGAATGGTCGAGTTTAGCAACATGCAGCGGTGCCTGTCTGATGGCGTTGCGCAGCTGGCTAGATCGCTCGGAATGAAGGTTTTTCAAGTAGAGAAGACTGCCAAGCTCCATGGACGTACCATGGGCACTGTTTATCTCGTCCGGCTCCACCCGGAGACGCCTGTTTTCTCGCTTAGGCGGAAGCTTGCCAGACAAGCAACACCTGGAACAAAGCGCAGTACGCTACATCAGCGTTATGTCACTTCTATCGAGCCTGTACCCACAGTTCCGGTGCGCTGCATCACTGTAGATTCCCCCGATCACTCTTTTCTGATGGGGGAGACCTATACAGTCACCCATAACTGCGAGAAGCGCAACGCCAAGATCCTCTGCGCAGACGGTACCTGGATAAAGGTCCAGGACATGGTTGAGCCAACCAAACTCCTTACCTGGGACGAGCACACTGGTAAGTTGGTCGAGGTTACTGGTCAGGCGCACGACAATGGTCTGAAGCACACACTTGCCATTCAGCTGTCCAACGGGGCGGTCCTCAATGTTACCGAGAACCACCCCATTAGAGCTGCTGACCTATCTTGGGTACGTGCAGACCAACTAGTAGTAGGGCAGCATGTCGTGGCTCTTGGCCACCTTGATCTGCAAGACAGCCAGACTGAGCAGACACTCCCAGAAGACGAGGCTGAGATACTGGGGTACCTGCTAGCTGGCCGTGTCTGGCGTAACGAGTCTGTTGTTGTGCGCAACATCAACAGGAGCGAGCGATGGGCTGCTCGCCGGAAAGAACTGTTTGAGAGAGCTGGCTGGACACTGGCTCCCTACAAGCAGCACTCGCATGTTGTAACTGCAACAGCCAGTGCAGCCATGACTCCTGCCATGTTCTTGGCCAGTCTGGCTATTATAGAGCGTGGCTGGCCCGTAGACCTGAAGCCAGAGGTCTGGAAGCTCCCAACAAAAACTGTCCAACGAGTACTATCCGGATTCTTCGCTTGTGCCTACTTCTCTCCAGACGGGGGTAGAAAGTCCACAGGCTGCCCAATCGGGGGTACGTATGGGCTTGGTGACAATCGTGTGCCTGCTTACGTTGGCCACCCGTACCAGCCTGTGCTGGAGACAGTACGTAAGCTGCTTCTGAGGTGTGGCGTTACAGCGAACATACGACCATGGGTAGCCCACAAGCGCGTGGGCCGTCGTGGCTATGGCGGAATCTGGAAGGGTTCTACACGGAGCTACGATAGGCGATTCCAGGTACTGTCCGTGCCACAGGGGCAGGTAGAGTTCTTCTGGCCCACAGCTAGACGGTACAACAGACCCAGCCTGCTTTGTATGGTCACAGTGACCTCCATCACACGTAGCGCTGTACCCGTACAAACATACGGTGTTGAGGTACAAGAGCACCAGCACAGCTACATCTCAGAAGGTGTACTCGTACACAATACTAACCAGATCTCGATTGGCCATGTTCTATGGCGCATAGGCAGAGACCCGAACACTGCCATTGCAATCATGTGTAACACCTCCGAGATGGCGACACGCATTGTGTCTTCCATCAAGGGCTACATCACGCACTCCCCTGAGTTCAAGGATGTCTTCCCAGAGATTAGACCTGGAGAGACGTGGGCGGGGAACAAGTTCACCGTTGTACGTGAGACTCTGCGCAAGGACCCAACTGTCCAAGCAGTCGGGCTCACGGGTAACATCGTTGGTGCCCGCCTAGATGGCCTAGTTATCGACGATATTGATAACGTGGATTCCACACTGACAGAAGCATCCCGAGCTCAGACAGAGCAGCGTGTCCGGAAGCAGGGAATCAGCCGCTTGTCGGCTGACGGTTGGGCCGTTGGCATTGGTAACGTGTGGCACGAGAAAGACTGCCTCCATAGGCTGGCAGCTTCTGGGTGGCACACGATGCGCTATCCAGTGCTTGTTCCAAGCAAGGACGATCCCAGCGAGCTCGTTAGTGCCAACCCTGTCATGTTCCCCATGGAGCGCATCTATCAGATCCGCGACTTCGACCAGGGTCCAATCGAGTTTGAGCGCCTGTACATGCTCAAGGCTCGTATTGATGGCGAGCAGCGGTTCAAGGTCGAGTGGATCGAACGGGCGCTAGAGCTTGGCAAGCAGCAAATACTGCTCCGGGATGGTCTGCCTAAGATCCCTGGTGGTTGCCGAACAGTTACTGGTGTCGACCTTGGTGTTAAGCCAAAGTCCAAGAATGACCCCACAGTCATAACAACTGTTTTGGAGGTCCCGAAGGGGGACAAGCAGTACGACTTCCAGATCCTGAACATCGTCAAGGGCCGCTGGAACGCCCAAGAGATTATGGACAAGATCAAGGAGCAGCAACGCCTGTTTGCTTCTGAAGTCTGGGTTGAGTCCAACGGCGCTCAAGACTTTCTAATCCAGCTCATGAACATGTCCGGGATGTCGTACAAGGTAAACGCCTTCCGGACGGGCATGAACAAGTACGACCCCATGTTCGGTGTGGAGGCCATTGCCGCCGAGATGGCAATGGGGCGCTGGTGGCTGCCGACCTGGGACGGGACGCGGGAGGGCTGCGAAGAGGAGATTGACGAGCTGATCGAGGAGATGCTCGCCTACCAGCCCAACAACCACACAGGCGACTTGCTGATGTCACTCTGGATTGCGCGCGATGGGGCTAGACAAAGCCGCCAAAAGATCGCAGGTAAGGTTGAGTTCGGACGACTCAACCTACGCCGGAGATGACATGGAATCCTGGAATGTAACCAACCATGCTGCGATACGCTGGCTGGACCGCGTCGAGCCTGGGCTAGCAGATATACATGCTGCCCGTACGAGCCTCAACAACTTGGCTAGCGGTGCCGTAGACACAGGGCAGCGTCGAGGGGGGAAGCGTGTCTACACGCACCCAGACTGGCCGTGGGTCTTGTTCTGCGTGGCGCACGACTTCCAGCAGGCGGTCCCGACGCTTGTGACCGTCCTAGACTCCCCGCACAACCAGATGCGCTCTAGCAACCTCATCCCAGAGACAGATAGATACACGAGGGGTCAACGATGACTGATGGTGGCAAAGATCCAAAGTCAGAGGCTGAGCATAACTGGTTTCAGCCTATTCAGAACCCAGCGAGTCGAATGCTGGGGTTCGGTGCTCCGCCCAGAAAGCCAACGCAGGCTGCTGCAGTAGTTACTGTTCAGCAGCGCAAAGTCACTATCCAAGATGTCTTTGCTAGGAACAAGCCGAAGGAGAAGCAAGTACGGGCACGCAATGGTGAGTTCCTCCCTGACACCATGCGTGGGCGTGTCCTGGTCATGATGGGTCATATTGCCAACGGGGACACCAAGCGACAGGTGCACGACAGCCGTCTGGTTGTCGACACCTGGACACGTTGGCCAGAAGTGTACTCCCTGTCCGGCTACAACTTGCCGGACTCTATCAAGGTCCGTGCAAAGCTCTGTGGTCCTGATGGTCTCATTGGACGGGGGTATGTTCGACGTATCCACGAGGGACTGTACTGCCTGACTGAAGAGGGAGCGGAGTGGTGGGAGACAGTGGGGAAGCCCTGGCTGCAAACTCAGACGCGCACGTAGCTGTACCTATCCCGGACCCTGCGCCACACGTACTTGCCCTTTGACGGTGCAACCAAAAAAGCCCTAGCTGTGTTTGGGTGCACGCCAGCGTATTGATAGACGCGGCCAGCCCGAAACTCCACCTCCAGTATTTTAGAGGTCTTGTCGTAGCCTACGGAGACTACGTTAGAACTTCGGACTGGCGTCCTATTCATACGCCCTAGCTAGATCAGGCGTTGGGGTTGAGTACAAGGAAGGCGATCTGCGCGTGGCTGGCACCCGGATCACCCGAAATGTTGATGATGAAGGAGCCCGCCCCTGGTACAACGTTCAGTACGCTCACAGGGTTTGTCGTGGCGTTTCGGATCTGTGCCCAGATCTGAGACGTTGCGCTAACCAGAGTGTTGGTAACCGTAACGGTGGTCGCACCGTTGTCGATCTGTACGATACCAGATGGGCGAGAGATAGTCGGACCTGCACCCAGCTGCGTGTCCGAGTACATGGTGACGCCTGCATTCGCAAACGACATGAGCGTGGTGCCTGCTCCGCTGAGCAGCGACAGCGCTCCCGTACCCTTACCGCTGATGTTCAGGCCACAGTCTGCATCCGTGCCCTGTGGCAGCGCCGCAACTGCATTACCCGTTGCGCTACCGCTTACGGATAGCGAGTTCACCGCGCTTGCGGGTGCAGCAAACCGTGCGCTTTCTACTAGCGCACCCGCTTGACCAGCCGAGATTACAACAACGCTTACCTCTGCACCGTTTACAGCGGAGGTATGGATGGCATCTACAGCACCAGCAGTCCGTAGGGTGCCTGCATCGTTCTCTGCCTGAAAGAGTGCGCCGGTTCCGATCCCAGCACCGGCCGTTCCAAACGCGGTGTGCGCAAGCGTAATACCACGCGTAATGCCGTTGTTAGTCGCATCCTTAATCGACACCTCGGCAGCAGCAGAGAAAGTTGCTGCTCCGGTTACGTTCAGCGTAGAGTCCATGCCGACCGCACCGGCAAATCGCGACGACCCCGAAGCAACGCGGAGTGCATACGCATTCGTAATTGTCGCATTTGCACCTGCCGCGGGGGCACCGGAGATGTCGAGCGTTACAGCATTGGTGATCGTGCTGGCGCCAGCAAATGCATACGTGGGCGCCGCAATCCGCACAGCTCGCTGTGTCGCGAGCGCCCCCGTTGCCCAGGTCGCCGTCCGATTGAGGTTAAAGTAAACGTCACTGCGCTCTGTAGACGCCGTAATACCCGTGTCAGCTGCACCGGTTACCGTCAGCGCAACCTGACCCGCCGAAGTAACAGCCGCGGGTGCAATAGTAACCGGGGCCTCAAAAGTTGTTGCCTCGTCCGCAATGGGACCGAAGTCCGCATCGTCCGTTGCGCCAGAGTAGCTGCCCAGGTCCGTCACAACGAATGCATCGTCGAGAGACGGGCACATAGCCGCAAGCTGAGCGGGCGTATAGGACAGAATAATAGACTGCCCACCCTTGAGAACCCCCTGGAAGGGTGCGGGCATTGCACAGATCTCTACCGAGGGATTCTTAATCGCGGAAGCAGCCATTCGTGTTTACTCCTTGGACCTAGACTAGCTCAACGACGTAGTAGTTGGCTAGAAAAGTTGCAAGAACTAAACAGCTGCTCAAACAAGCAGGTAGTGGAACGGGGAGGCCACAGACGGACACAGCTTGGCGCTGATCTCTAGCGCCTTCTGGACACGCAGTTCCTGTGGCTGTCCCTCAGTTGCCTCCAAGACACCACGAACAATGTCCTCTGCCTCTCCTGCGACAGCATATCCATTTGTTGCCGCCACAATAGAGAAATCATCCCCGAGGAACCAGAGCTGCTTGCGGTAGGCAATCAGAAGGTTGATCTGGCTCTCCTCGCTAGAGGCCCCGTGCGCCCGCAGAGAGGCCCGCAGTGGCTCCACTAGGCCCCTGACAAGGAACCGCTCCGGCTTGCCCCTACGTGGAGCCTGGGGCACCTCTACGAGATGCTCCAGAATCTGTGCGGCACGGATAGATCCAGCGTAGGCAAGCGTGAGCGGGCCACGCTGTATGATCTTAGGCCCCATCCTAGACAGGATATGACCCATTGTTACCCCACTATCAGTTCCAATTAGGGTCCCAGCAGGTCCCTGTAGGGCAACAAGACAGGTCATGTCACTTCTCCTCAGACTGCTTACTCCCAACAAGCTTGCTGAGCAGCCGCCCAGCCTGCATGCCAAGAGACCCAACAACGTAGAAAGCTCCAACAGAGCCCAGAACCAGTACCTGGACTGTTACACCTACGATCCCGCCCTGTCGGCCAAGGTCGATGATGAAGTCCTCTAGCTGGCGCTTGTTCTTCTTGCTCATGGTCTCACCGCTTCCTGTTCCGCTCACGGACAATGTGCTGCCCGTCATAGACCTTACCACCCCAGGCAAAGGTGCCCTCAGACATTAGAACAAGATGGGGGGTGCAGTAGCGCTGGTTAGGACCATATAGCTCCAGAACAGTAAAACCATTCTGCCAGTCCGCATCCGGAGCGTACTCGTGTGGTCCAGTTAGCGACGGATTCGCAATAGAGACCGCTGTCCTGCCATACGCAGACTGGCAGAACATCTGCGCACGGTGGTGGTGACCAACAACCTCAGACTGACCCATGGTCTTTGCCAGACGGTTGGCAGCTATGTGCTTCGCACCCCCAAACTTTCCTGCCTGCTTGTGACCATGCCGCAGCATGAACGGGCCACAAGGAACCCCCTTCACCAACATGTCCTCCCGCATCCAGGTGATGTTCTGGCTTAGACCATGCGCAAGACACTGGTCGTGGAGCGTAAGACCCTTCGCACCCTTCAGGAACTGGGGATTCACACCCAGAATCTTCCCCCAGCGCTCGTCATGGTTTCCCTCCATGACAATGACCTCCCTGCTCTCCAAGGCAAGGGCGTTGGCCTCCCGAACGAATAGCTCGATCTGAGGAATAGCGTGGACCGGAGCATTGGCCTCCTGGACGTAGCGAGACAGCATCCCGAAGTCGAGGAAGTCACCCAGGATGACTGTCTTGTCTGGGCGGGTGTCCCTGTGCCACGCACGGAATGCAGCCCAGCATTCCTTGCTGTGGAGTGGGAAGTGAATGTCACTGCAGATAGCTACGATAGATGAGGTCTTGGGTTGGGTTGGCATGGACACAGAGTCTATGTGCCTGCCCCTCATTTTGCAAGCAAGTGCCTGTTAGACAAGAAGATAGCGCGCGCAAGACCCTCCGGAGTCTGCGACCTCCGCCTAGCTCTGTCCCGACTGTCTGGACTGTGATGGATCCGCTTCCTGTCTACCTCACCAGCCCATGCATTCTTTATGGGTGCTTGTGCGCCAGACTCCAACCACAAACCTGTCTTCTTCGTGTAGGCATCCTGTTCAGGTTGTTTGGCCCAGTTAGCAAACTCCCAAGGGTGCACGTACAGATCTGGGTCCCGCCAGAACTGATGGATGCGGCCAACAGGATTCTCCAACACCAGCGGCAAGCCCTCTGACAGCCCAACGCAGGCCCCCAAAACCTCCACAGCCTCTACCAGTAGATGAGGAGGCTTCTTGGCCCACCAACGGGCGCCAGAGATGGCGAACTGAGTACATGGAGGCCACGCCATCACGAACCTAGCCCCAGGCAAGGAGCAAAGCTCCCGGACATCCGCCCGTACATGCCGCACGCCACTAATGGAACTTGATGTTCCAGACAGGTCTACAGCGCAACAAGCGTAGCCAGCTTCCGCCCAAGGCAGCAAAGCTACATGGCTCTCGTCACACAAAGACCAGACCTCAGCCTCGGGAAGATCCTGCACTTTGTAAAATCCTATTGTAGAAACTGAGAATGGACCACAACGACCAGGAAGTACTCGCAGACTACCTAGGAGCCATCCTAGGTGTAGCCATTCTAGTAGCCTTCTACTACTGCACCTGATGGCGCACTAGTAGAAACACTAGGAAACAAGCCCTTATGAAGAAAAATGAGGCCCCATGCACTTTTCTCCATGCCAACCTCATAAAAATCTCGACTTGAATACACAAGCTATCATTTAGTCCTCCGGGAAGGTAAGCATTGCTAACTGTGCAATGCCACCCCTCCTTCTCTTCGCTAAATAAAAGTACAAAGTTCTTTTGGCCCCGAAGGGGCGTATCATAGACACTACGCAAGAAGTAGCTTAGTGCTAAGTGTGCATAGTGCTTTGGAAATAGCTGTTTTGGAAAAATCGTACAAAAAAATGATCCGAGGTTCATAAAAACTTCGAGATGAACACACAGAAGAAACATTTAAATCTCGCAGCGAGTAAACCATTGCCAAGTGTGCAAGGCGAACCTGAAATCACTACCTAGACTTGTAGAGGGGT